TCCGAATCGCTCTTTTCCTCGCCATTTTGATACTTCCAGACATTCTGCTTGCCATTCAAGGGCCGTTTTAAGTTAATGACATTGATCCTGAACCCCCCCTATGTGACCTCTGTATATGCTCCGACTATTGCGGCAGGTGCAAAGGCAATTGCATTCGGCGACTATTCCTATTACTGGGTGGCTGACAGACAGGGACGTTCTCTTAAGCGTCTGAATGAGCTTTTCGCTATGAACGGACAGGTCGGCTTCCTTGCTTCTCAGCGTGTGGACGGCAAGCTGATTCTGCCCGAGGCCGTAAAGACTCTTACAATCAAAAAGGCGTGATAGCATGATTACCCTGAACGAAGCTAAAAATTATCTTCGTATCGACCATGAGGAGGATGACAAGCTCATCCTCCAACTGCTCGATACGGCAAAATCACTGGTCAAGGACGTGGGCAGAATGGATGAGGAACGCTTTTCAGAAAACGAAGATGTGGTACGGACAGCAATGCTTTACACGGTTTCTTATCTCTATGAAAACCGCAATACCGCAGACTTTTCCAAGCTGACGTTAACGCTTCGTGCCATGCTGTTTGCACAGCGAGAGGGTGTGATGTAATGGAAATTGGAACACTCAATCAGCGAATTACCTTTCTGGAAAATCGTGTTGTTACCGATGAAATCGGCAATCACACTGCTGTGTGGGACGAAGCTTTTTCCTGCTGGGCAAAAGTGACTTTGAAAGCTTCTTCGGAGCATACGGACGCTGGTGTGACCAAAGAAACACAAACACTGGAATTCCTCATTCGGCAAAGTCAGCACTGGATGCCGTCTGCAACAGGCAATCGCATCCTATTTCAGGGGAACATTTATGACATCATCGGTATTACACCGGATTATCTGCACAAGGATTATCTGAAACTTATGGCAGAAGCCAGAAAGGCAGGACAAAATGACCAGTATTGACAATCTTGCAGAGGAAATTATGCAAGGCTTGCAGGAATATGCAGACCTTGCGGATACTGCCATGAAAAAGGCTGTCCGGAAAACCGCCACGCAAGTGAAAAACGAGATCTCTGCCAATGCTCCGAAGGACACCGGAAAGTATGCGAAAAGCTGGGCAACGAAGAAGACTGGCGAAAACAGCCATTCTCTTGAAATGACTGTACACAGTAAAAATCGTTATCAGCTGGCACATTTGTTGGAAAAGGGTCATGCCAAACGTGGCGGCGGTCGGGTATCAGGAAAACCGCACATTGCTCCTGCGGAAGAAAACGGTGTACAGTTGCTGGAGCATTTGATCGAGGAGGCATTGTCATGACTTACGAAGAAATCGCAGAAATGATGGAAGAGATGGGACTGCCTTTCGCCTACCATCATTTTGCCGAGGGTGAAAGTCCCGCACCGCCTTTTTTGCTGTTCTTATCTCCCGGAGAGAATACGTTTTCGGCAGACAATTTGGCATATTTCAGTTTCAAACAGCTGGACGTGGAATTGTACACGAACCGAAAGCAGCCGGAACTGGAAGAACAGGTGGAGGCAGTGCTTGCCCAGCATGAAATTTATTACACAAAAACAGAACTATTCATTGATTCGGAAGAATTGTATGAAGTACTCTATGAGATGGAGGTTTGATCTATATGGCAATGGAGAAAAACAAGGTAAAATTCGGTCTGAACAAAGTTCACTATGCAAAAATCACTTCTTATGATGAAGAAGGTGTGCCGACATTTGCAAAGCCGGTTCGCATTCCCGGTGCAGTGTCGCTGTCTATCGAGGCAGAAGGTGAAGCATCCAATTTTTACGCTGACGATGGTGTGTACTATGTGATCAACAATAACTCTGGTTACACTGGAGATCTTGAAATCGCACTGGTTCCGCTTGAGTTTGCGACAGACATTCTCGGTGAGAAGCTGGATGGAAAGGGCGTTCTCACGGAAACCAATACCGCAGAAGTATCGCAGTTTGCACTGCTGTTTGAATTCAGTGGCGATAAGAATAAAATTCGTCACTGTCTGTTCTGCTGCTCTGCCTCTCGTCCGGCAACAGAATCCAGCACTATTGAGGACGAAAAGGAAGTTAAAACGGAAACGCTGTCTTTGACCGCAACGGCATTGAACAGTGGTTTGGTAAAAACTAAAACCTGTGAGAAAACGGATGCCGAAGTTTATGAGAACTGGTATAAGGCGGTATATATGCCCAATCTGGCTGCCGCTGTACAGAGTGGTAAGGCATCCGCAGCATCTGTGAAAGCGTAAGGAGAGTGCAGTATGGCAATTCAGAAGAACATCACCATTGACGGCATTGATGTGCCGTTTAAGGCAAGTGCAGCAGTTCCAAGGCTGTATCGTCTGAAATTTCGCAGAGATATTTATCAGGACTTTGCGGCACTGCAAAAGTCTGTGGGGGAAAATACAGAGAAATCTTCCGCACTGGACATTGAAAGCCTTGAGGTATTTGAGAACATCGCTTATATCATGGCAAAACACGCCGATGCAGCCATTCCGGCATCACCGGACGAGTGGCTGGAGCAGTTTAACACATTCAGCATTTATGAAATCCTGCCGCAGCTGATCGATCTCTGGGGTTTGAACGTAGAAACGCAGGTCAAGTCTAAAAAAAACATCGCCCGATTGACCGACCGATGACCACACCACTATTTTTGTTGCGGTGCGTTCAGCTTGGTTTGTCAATGGGCGATTTGGATTTTTTGACCATTGGTCTGGTGAATGATATGTTCACCGAACGGGAGAATGACGAATATGACGGCTGGCATGAGGTTGCTGGGCAGGCGGATTTTGATGCGTTTTGATTTTATTCAGCAATTACAGCATCATCTGCGGTGTATCCTTCAAGAGAGTTTTCCTTAACTTGAATACATACAAAACTGATTTCAGAATCGTTCCCTGCAAAGAACTGTCTTTTTGCTGACGGAGCAATTCTCATAAAATCTCCCGCATTTAATTCAACAGTTTCATCATCAATAACAGCCTTACCTTTGCCTGAAAGAATGATGTAGATTTCTTCATTCTTTTTGTGCGAATGAACAAACGGAACACCAGCACCTGCCGGAAGGTTGTTCACGCTGATTTCAGCACCTGTAAGAGAAAGCTTATCGTGAAGTTCTGTTCTTGCATCCTGTGCGACACTTACCTTTGTAAAATTATCCATTATCGTTACCTCCGAAAATTTAATTGTTGTAACCCGTTTGATTACAGCAAAATTCTATCACGTTTTTGTTGTAATGTCAATAGTTACAACGGCATTTTGTATATTTGCACAATTTCTCACTTACTTTATTGTAATAGTTGACATTACAACTAAATTGTGCTAAAATAAAAGTATAAATTACATGGAGGAACAAATATGCAATTTTCATCTCGATTAACAATAGCAACACATATTTTATTATGTATAGAGATTTTCAAAGATGACTATAAGGTTACTTCAAACTTTCTTGCCGGAAGTATCAATGTGAATCCTGTCATTGTCAGAAATATATTAGGATTACTTTCATCGGCTGGAATTGTTGAAATTAAAGCTGGGATTGGCGGTGCGTCATTGGCAAAATCTCCTGATGAAATCACAATGCTTGATGTATTCAAGGCAGTTGAAAAAGAAGAAGCTCTTTTTCATTTTCATGAAAATCCAAATTCAAATTGTCCGGTAGGAAGAAATGTTCACCGTGTACTGGACAGCAAACTGGATAATATACAAACGGCAATGGAAAATGAACTTGCTAAAATCACTTTAAGCCAACTCGTAAAAGAAACAAAAGAAAAAATTCAATCATAGAAATAAATGATATGATTTGCACTTGCTTCGGCAGGTGCTTTTTTCATGCCCTTACGGAGGAGGTGAAACCGCATGGCAAACCGCATCAAAGGCATTACCGTAGAGATCGGCGGTGATACCACCAAGCTGTCCAAGGCACTGGAAGGTGTCAACAAAGACATCAAAGGCACGCAGACACAGCTGAAAGATGTCCAGAAGCTGCTGAAACTCGATCCTTCCAACACGGAACTGTTCTCGCAGAAGCACAAGCTCCTCGCCGATGCGGTGACAGCTACCAAAGAAAAGCTGGAAGTACTAAAAACTGCCGCAGAACAGGCAAACACCGCTCTTGCAAACGGCGAAATTTCCCAGCAGCAGTATGATGCACTACAGCGCGAAATCATCGAAACCGAAAACGAACTGAAACGCCTGACCACAGAAGCAAACAATTCTCACACTGCCTTGGAAAAGATGGGCGTTCTGGGAGAAACACTGCAGTCCGCCGGAGACAAGATTTCCGGTGTGGGACAAAAGCTGCTGCCCGTCACCGCTGGTGTCACGGCTCTGGGAACCATTGCTGTGAAAACTGGTGCGGATTTCGATTCCGCCATGTCAAAGGTGGCAGCTGTTTCGGGGGCGACCGGTTCAGAGATGGATGCTCTCCGGGAAAAAGCACGTGAAATGGGCAGCAAAACAAAATTTTCAGCGAGTGAAGCTGCCGAAGCCATGAATTATATGGCGATGGCAGGCTGGAAAACCAACGATATGCTCAGCGGTATCGAAGGCATCATGAATCTTGCCGCCGCCAGTGGTGAGGACTTGGCATCTACTTCAGACATTGTCACGGATGCTCTGACTGCTTTCGGTTTGTCTGCCTCGGACAGCGGACACTTTGCGGATATTCTGGCAACTGCAAGTTCCAATGCCAATACCAACGTCAGCATGATGGGTGAAACTTTCAAATATGCTGCTCCGGTACTGGGTTCTTTGGGCTATTCTGCTGAAGACTCTGCCATTGCCATCGGACTGATGGCAAACGCCGGTATCAAATCCTCACAGGCTGGTACAGCACTGCGTTCCGCTATCACCAATCTGGCAAAGCCGACAGACGCGGTAGCATCTGCCATGGAACAGTACGGCATTTCTCTGACGGATAGTTCCGGCAAGATGTATTCTCTGCGGGAACTCATGGAACAACTCCGTCAGAAATTGGGCGGACTTTCTGAGGCAGAACAGGCACAGGCGGCTGCCTCGCTGTTTGGCAAAGAGGCAATGTCTGGTATGCTGGCGATCATCAACGGTTCTCCGGCGGATTTTGAAAAACTGTCCAATGCCATTGACACCTGTTCGGATACAGTAGACGGCTACAATGGCACAACTGAAAAAATGGCGGCAGTCATGCAGGATAACCTTGCCGGACAAGTAACCATCTTGAAGTCCCAGCTGGAAGAGTTGGCGATCTCCTTTTCTGACATTCTGATGCCTACCATTCGCTCCATTGTTTCCCGTATTCAGGAACTGGTGGACAAGCTGAATCAACTGGATCCGCAGACCAAAGAAACCATTGCGAAAATTGCACTGGTGGCTGCTGCTCTGGGTCCGATGCTGGTGGTGCTGGGAAAGACCATTTCCAGTGTGGGGACGGTCTTTTCCGCAGTGTCCAAACTGCCTGCCCTTTTCTCTACTGTGCAAAGTGGCATTGGAGCCATTACCGGAGCGTTGGGTGTGTCATTAGGTCCGCTGCTTGCCATTATCGCAGCTGTTGCCGCTCTGGTGGCTGCCTTTGTGCATCTCTGGAAAACCAATGACGAATTCAAAAGCAATATCATCGCCATCTGGGAGCAAATCAAAAGCACCTTTACTGGATTGACACAGGGCATCACTGACCGGCTAAATGCTCTGGGATTCGACTTTGAGAGTTTCACCGATGTGCTGAAAGCAGCATGGGATGAACTGTGCAATCTGCTGGCTCCTATTTTTGAAGGTGTCTTTCAAAACATCTCCAACATCTTTTCAGAGTTTACTGGCGTTCTTCTGGGGCTGCTGGATGTTCTGATTGGTCTGTTTACTGGTGACTGGGAGCAGTGCTGGGACGGCATCAAGGGGATTTTTACGTCTATTTGGAATTTCATTGTCAACACGTTCCGCAATATCATGAATACCCTGAAAGGTATTGCAGATGTGGTGCTGGGGTGGTTCGGAACAAGCTGGAACGAAGTCTGGACTTCCATCAAAACATTTTTCGTGGATACATGGAACAGCATCGCTTCCTTCTTCACAGGAATCGTTACCGGAATCCGGGACTTTTTCGTCAACACCTGGACGTCCATTTCCAACACCTTCACCACCATTGTCACTGCCATTCAGACGGTGGCAACGACCGTATTTACAGCGATTCAGGATTTCTTCACCACCATTTGGACAGGAATCTACAACTTTTTCAGCACGATTTTCAATGCCATTTACACTGTGGTTTCTACGGTATTTCAGGCGATTCATAACGTCATTACGACCGTTTGGAATGCCATTTACACCACCTTAGAACCGCTGATCACGGCATTTGGTTATCTGTTTCAGACGATTTTTGAAGCCATCCAAATCATTGTGGGCAGAGTGATGGACTGGATCTCGGAGAAGATCAGTGCCATTTGGAATGCAATCGTGACATTTTTAACGCCGATTTTAGAAGGTATCCGAACGACATTTGAAACCATCTGGAATGCCATTTCTACTACAATTTCCACGGTCTTAACGGCAATTCAAGATGTGGTGACTACGGTTTGGAATGCGGTATCTGGTTTCATTTCTTCTGTTTTGTCAGCAATCTGGAATGTGGTTTCTTCCATCTGGAACAGCATCTTCGGCACGATTTCCAGTGTGATGAATGCTATTTTTTCTGTGGTATCGTCTATCTGGAATCAGATTTCTTCTGCGGTTTCCAATGTTCTGAATGCTATCCGGTCGGTGGTATCCAACGTCTGGAACAGCATCAAGAGCACCATTTCCAACGTGATGCAGAGCATTTCTTCTACGGTGTCCAGCATCTGGGACAACATTCGTTCTGCGGTTTCCGACAAAATCAGCGGCATCAAGTCCACCATTCAGAATGGGTTTGATGCCGCTGTGGGATATATCAAGGGACTGGCGTCCGATGCCTGGAACTGGGGACGGGATATCATTCAGGGAATCATTGATGGCATTCAGAGTGCCATCGGCTGGCTGGCGGACTGCGTCACCAATGTTGCCGATACCATTCGGGATTTCCTGCACTTCTCTGTTCCGGACAAAGGGCCGCTGACAGACTACGAGAGTTGGATGCCGGACTTTATGAAAGGACTGGCAAAGGGCATCGACAAGAGCAAGAAGTATGTGGAGAAAGCCGTGGGCGGTGTGGCGAAAGCCATGCAGCTGACCATGGATTCTGGTTTGAATTACAGCTTGCATGGAATCTCCGGAGCAATGCTGCCCGACAGTTCCGGTGGGACGGTGAACAATTATTACAACACGGACAATCGAAAGACAGTGAATCAGACCAATCAATCGCCGAAGGCATTGTCACGGTTGGAGATTTATCGGTTGACACGGAATGCGTTGAATGTGTAGAGTGGTAAACTGGAATTTATCGAATGATTCGCTTTGACAAAAAATACTTGCATAATTTAGGATTTTTATCTTCTCGAATGAATTCAACGATATATCCAAGTTTCTTATAGAATTCCGGTGCTTGAAATCCAAATGTCGTGAGTGTAATTTTATCATATCCTGCATTTTGAAATGTTTCCTCAACTGCTGAAACAAGTTTACTTCCATATCCACATTTTCTGTGAGCTTTATGTATAATCAAATCACCTATATGCACCTCATTATAATATGCACGACCTGTAATAACACCCACTATCTCACCATCATCGCTTTCCGCAATAAAACAGAATTCATTATAATTCAAATCAACATTATTCTGTTCAGCATAGGATAAGAATTCTCCATTGATAAAGTTGCCTATTCTGTTATCTTCTTCAATCATACGTTTTATATTCATCTTTAACAACCTCGTCTCTAAATTAAATATCATAATTCGTCACACAAATTCCGATTTGCAGGGCTAATGCCCCTATCATTTTTATCTATTATATCACACCCCACCAGAAAAAGCAAGGAGGTATCCCATGTATTTCACCCTTATCCTCGAAAATGAATCCGGCGAACAAGTGAACCTATCCACCACCGCCAACCAATACATGACCTCCA